CACTAAAGGCATCCGTTGATAACGCCACCGCTGCGCTCGCAGCTGCAACTTCAGACCAAGAAGGTCTTACCACAGAACTCAGTGACTTAGAGTCAGACATTTCAGCTGCTGAATCAGCTTTAGAAGGTGCAGAGACTAACGTCGAGGAAGCTCAGGATGACGTAACTTCTGCACAAGAAGATGTAGATGACGCCCAGGCTGAACTCGATGCTATCCCTCCTTACGTTGCACCAGAACCTGAACCAGAGGAAGAGGAGAAGATTGAGCTCCCACCTCTAGAGGACCTGACTAAGGTAAACTTTGAAGAGATTGTTGCCACCGACCTAACAGAGGCTCAGGCTGAGCAAATCAAGGAAGCAGCTCTAGAAACCTTCGAGACAGCAGAGAAGGGCTCAGAGGAGTATAACGCGGCTCTTGAGGCTTTGATGGTTGCTGCTCAACAGAACGACATAACAGTTGACCCATCTCTTGCGGAGATTCCTGGTGTTGGTGTGGCAGTAGTAGCACTTGCTGACGCGATTAACTTCCTCGGTAACGCAGGTGCGGACATGTCCCCACAGGTTCGTGAAGAGTCAGAAAAAGTAGTAGTTACAGCCGTTGTTGCCGGTAACGCAGCTATCGCGGCAGCAGCAGGCGCAGCATCATCAGCTGCATCTGCAGCAGCAGCAACCAGTTCAGGTGGAGGCGCATCGGGCGGCTCCTCATCAGGAAGAAAGATTAACTAATGAAACACTTCATCTCATCACTATTCAAAGACCTTGTTGACCAGGCGTGGACCCTTCTAGGTATGACCGTGGCTTGGCTAGTCCTAGAGGGTTCAGCAAAGGAATTGACCGGAAACCTCATCCTTCTAGTACTAGCAATCTGGGTCATCACCTTCCCAATCTTCCGCTACGAAAAGGAAGAAAAGGAACCAGTAGACGGCGACAAGGACGGGTACGTCCATGACGGCACCCCAAAAGAGCGTAAAGTAAAGGCTGCCCCGAAAGCTAAGAAGTAGCCCTTACCCCTACTTATGCCTTCTCAACCCTGGTAAAATTGACCTATGAAAAGGTTTCTCTCCCGCCTAAGACTTCAGCGCACCTTCCGCGATGAAGCACTAAAAGCTGCCTGGCGCGACCTAGGTGAGTTCAAATACGAGTATCACTATCAGACAATGATTGATGCTTATGTAAGGGCTTACTGCCGCAAGAAGGCTGATGAAGTACTAAGCAGTAAGTAGGAGTTGGTTTAAAATGCCGGACAACAAACTAAAGCTTGTTCCAGAGGAGCAAGAGCTCGCTGATGCACTTCAGCTTATTGCCAACAAATATGGCAAGTTCAACGACGATAACACCGGCATCTGGGCAGGATACACTCCTGCATCTGAAAACCAAGATAACGCCAAGATTGGTGTTAAGTGCGGAAGCTGCGTCTTCTTTAACGCACCAAATGGCTGCTCGATTATCGCTGCCGAAGTAGAAGAAGGCGGCCTATGTCGCTTTGCAGTTCTACCTGATGGAGCTGTTATGCCTAAACCAACCCCTATAAGCCCAGAAGACATGGAGCTCACTGCCAGTGGCGGTCCTTGCTGGGACGGCTACAAGCAAGTTGGTATGAAGAAGAAAGATGGAAAGATGGTTCCCAACTGCGTACCAGACAATGAAGCGTCTGTAACTGCTACTGCTGGTTCTAAACCTGCACCTAAGAAGGACCAAGTAAGGGGCTCAGACAAGAACAAGGAAGGCTCTGCTGCTACTGGCAAGGGAGTCACCTTTACTGCTGAAATCACCAAGGCTCTCGAAAAGAAGGTTGCTGACCACAACGCTAAGGCAAAGAACGGCCGCAAGGTCACACTAGCTAAACTAAAGGCAGTTTACCGCCGTGGTGCAGGAGCGTTCTCAACTTCTCACCGTCCAGACCAGAACCGCAACTCATGGGCAATGGCTCGCGTTAATGCGTTCTTGAAGCTTGTTCGCTCAGGTAAACCTAATAACCCTAAGTACGTTCAGGACAACGACCTTCTCCCTAAACTTCACCCTAGGCACTCAGAGGCATCTACTATGTCTCCACTACTGGCGTCTGTCATCATCGCAGCACTAGACGACAACTCATGTCCACCAGCTACTCAGGACATCGCAGTAAACCTTGAGAACAGGGAAAAGGCTATCGAGACTGCCGGCTATGGACCACTTAACCCTAAAGAGCCTAACGAGATGTTCTGGAAGGAAAAGGCTCAACGCTGGCAACTACCAGTCTCTGACGCCAAGAAGAGCCTATGCGGGAACTGCGTAATGTTCATCCGTACACCAGAGATGTTAGACTGTATCGAAGGCGGAATTGCCGCTGGCGATTCAGGCTCACAAAACGCTTGGGATGCTATTGACAAAGCCGAACTTGGCTACTGCGAAGCATTCGATTTCAAATGCGCCGCTTCCAGGACTTGCTCAGCCTGGGTAGTTGGCGGACCAATAACAGAGGACAAATAAATGGCAAAGGCACAATATCCGATTGACGGAAAACTAGGCAAAGACTTTAAAGTCACCAGCCTAATGGGTATGCGTATCCACCCAGTACAAAAGACTAAGAAGCACCACAACGGAACTGACATCTGGTCAAAGCACGAACCATGCTGGATTGAAGCACCATACGACGGCACCGTTGTAGAAGCAAAAAAGTCAACTTCTCCAGGCGGTGGCTTCGGAAACTACGTCATCATTCTTATGAAGATTGATGGTAAGTTCTACACCACTCTTTTTGCTCACATGCAGGATGGCTCACTAAAAGTTAAGAAGGGCCAGAAAGTTACTGCAGGCGCACCCCTCGGCAAGATGGGCACTACTGGCATGTCAACTGGTAAGCACCTACACTGGGAGCTTCGTCTTGGCAAGTCACATGTGTGGGATGCAATGGGCAAGAACTACATCGAACCAATCGCGTTCTTCAAGGCTCTCATTGCTAAAGAAGCAGCCATCGCGACTGCGTCTGTTGTCGCAACTGATGATGACCCAGTACAGGAGGCACCAGAGCACAACGAGGACCAGGCAGCAAAGGTTGAAGCAGCACGCGTTGCAGCTAAGGTTGCAGCCCCTGTTGCGCCACCAGCTCCTAAGGCAGAGGTTCCACCAGCTCCAAAGCCAGCAGCCGTTGTAGTTCCTGCAACTAAGCCAGCACTTAAAGGCGAACTAAAGATTGGTTCAAAGGGACCAGCTGTTGCGTACTTGCAGAGCAAGCTAAACGTTCCAGTTACTGGCGTTTTCGACCGAGCAACTCACGTTGCAACTATTGGTTTCCAGGGTAAGCACAAAGAGATTACCCTTAAGGATGGAATCATTGGCCCAATCACTTGGTCCAAACTAAGCTAGACAAGGCATAAAGGTGCTTACTTAAATCAAGTTATACAGCGCGTAATAAAAGCCCCTAGAAAGAAACCCCTGACCTCGCGGTTGGGGGTTTACTTTATCTCCAGACAAAACAAAACCCCCCGGTTTGCACCGAGGGGTTCTGCCCACTGTAGAAAGGAGAAAACGATGATGAGCAACCATGTTTCCCAATTTCTATTATAGGGACTTTTTCAAAGGTTTCTAGAACTTGTCCGGAAAATCATCATCATCTTCATCTAGTTCGTCTAGGAGCTGGACCTGGATGTTTTTAATCATGTCTTGGAAAGAGGTCATGGTTTTAGCCATGTCCTTGCTCTTTACCTCTAGCTCCATCAGCTCGGCTTTGTAGATTAGCTTTGCCATGCGGCCACGCTCTGCGCGAGTCAGGTTCTTAAATACAGGGTTGCTGAGAATGTTAAAAGCAATCTCCGCTAGGTGACGGTTCTTTTGTAGTTTTCGTATATAACGCTCGCGCATGCTTCTATCTTTCTTCTCAGCTACTTAAATCCTAGTAACCAGTATAAAGGATAGTCAACCCCCTACGGGGCGACTCTGCCATTTTTGTTGAACGTTTCATACGTGATAGGCATCTTCTCAGCCCAAAGGTTCTCCATCATCTCTGCAACCATTTCAATCTCCCGTTGCGGAAATGATGGAAACTTAGTGCCCTCGCGCATAGTTCTTAGCGAGAGAAAATTCATTAACGCACGAGCGTTCATGGTGACAAACATAGAAGAGTAGATGTTTACTGGCAGCACTGCGCGAGCAACCTCACGAGCAACACCTTCATTCAACATGTCCTGATAGTAACCGTAAGAGGCTACGCTGCTCTCCTTGATTGAGTCATAGGTCACCCGATACTGTTCATCGCTACCAGCAACGAACTCATAGGCACCAGTCTTACCAATCTGAATCAACTTACGCTCAGCATCTGGAATGTAGAACACAGGGTCCAGTTCTTTGTAACGTCCACTCTCTTCATTGTAAGAAGCAATCCTGTGACGCATAAACTCTCGGAATACAAAAATAGGTGCCTCGACGTAAAAGGTAAATGCGTTGTGCTCAAACGGAGTACCGTGACGGTCTCGCATTAGGTAGTTGATTAGTCCAGCGGTCTTTGCATCGCTATCACTACTTGCGCCGGTGGAAACGCGTGCAGACTTAGCGACCATTGCGTCGTCACCCATTGACTGAACCAGCTTGACAGTCATGTCGCTTCTAAACTTAATCATCGATGTCCGCAACCCATTTCCCCTTTTCGTTGCGGCTTATTGACTTAATCTCTTTAGCAATCATCTTCTCAGCGTAGAACCCGACCACAAAGCCAATGGTCCTCGCAATAAACATCTTGAAGTATTTCGTCATGCGTCTATCCTATACCAGCTCTAGAGTCTCTCTGGGTTAGGGTTTATAAAATAAGGCTCAGCTAGGAATTTTTGTAGCTCCGGTGATAAATCTTTTTCAGATTCGGCCGATTCAATTTCAACTGCCCAATCAAATCCCTTACCCAACGGTACTTTGTATTCATTGAATAAGCGTGCTGCTTCTCTACTTAGTTCAGGATTTGCCATTGATGGCCACCTTTCCACGGTTCAATGTAATTGTATAGTACTCTTCTTTGTCAGTCAAGGGAACTTTAAATCTGACTGCATCAATACCAAGCATAATGGCTATGTTAGTCCAGTCACCTTCATTGAATAGTTTCCATTCAGCTTCCTGATATTCAGCAGGATTAGCTCCAGACTTTTTGTAGCCTTCTAGGAATTCAGTTGTTTTTTGACTAGCCCATTCACGCAACTCAGGTACTTCCTCGAACAGCAAAACATTAGCATCAGGTAGTAGTTTCATTTCCATAACTCTAGCTTGTAGGTCTCCAGAGTCAGGCCCAGTCCCAGAGGCATAAGTTTCGGCTGTTTCTTTTAAGTTAGAGTTGTAAGTTCCATTACCAAAAGTTCCCTGTCCTGCATACTGAACTTCAGATTCTATGTAATCCGAGACCATCCCTTCGGAACTTACCCCACGGTAAATAGTCTCCCCCTCAAGCGCATCAAACTCGGCCTGGCTTAACACCCGAGGAGCGCCGTTAAAACCTGATTTCTCAATAAAAGTTGCTTGCATAACGTCACCCCTAGGGCCAAACTCCCCCTTTTTCTCAACAACTGCAAATATCTTTCCTATTTGATTGTTCCAGTTTTTAAACCCAGGTTCTATATTTTTTTTCTTTTTAGCATTATCTTTCTTTAACAGCGCCTCCTGAGCCATGCGATAGCTCTCGTCTGCTTTTTTGGCTTCAGCCTCTGCCTCTTCTCTAAGCCGAGCTTCACGCTCTAGTTCTAGTTCCTTCATTCGAGCTGCTCGCTTCTCAGCATCGACTCTCATAGCCTCAATCTCGGCAGGGTCAGTAGGTGGCTCAAATCTGCTCTTAGGCTTAGGGGCGTCGACGGTTTTAGGAGAACCAAGTAGCACAACCTCGTTCTCGTTCCAGGAACCCAACCCACCAGACATAGCGGTAGACAGAATCTGCGAAACCGGAACCGTCATCTCTCTAGTGTCACCGTCTGAACCAGCAAACGCTTGCGCTGTGGCTTCGTTAGTGGTCCAACTACTTAGCGGTCTAACTCCTGAAGAATCAGTTTTACTTCCCCTATAGACTGTAATCTCTTCGATACCTGCATTAGCAAACATCTCCTGAGTAGCGCCATACATTGCGTCTAAAACGGCTGCGTAAGCTTCTTTATTTTCCATAAGAGCTTTACTGCCTTCTGTAAGTTCTACAGGAGATGCTCCGCTGATACCGAAGTGCTCTCTAGCAACCTCATGCAGGGCTTTAATAGAGTCATCATAGATAGATGAACCATTCCATTTTCTAACTAGCTCCTGCATCGCACCGATTGCAACCTCTTTGATTGACTCCGGGTCGCTCTTCATCGAATCAGGGTATGTAGCAAAGTCAGGGTCTAGCGCAGCTATCGCAGCTACTGGCATATCTGCAGGCAACCTCGCATAAGCAGCAGATACCACATCCCTCTCATTCGGAGCTGCATCTCCCCATATGCTGTCTTCCTTAGTGGCGTCGACGGTTTCACCCTCAGGCTCAACACCCCAAACTTTAATCTTCTGTTCCCCCGGCAAAGTCATGTCGTAGTTAGAACCGTCTGACCACGTCACATTAATCTTCGACTCTACGTCCCCATGCTCCACTGAATTAATCTGCCCATACAAAGCTTCTTCAGTGCTCTGCTGAACAATATCCCCAGCTTCCAAATCCTTTACAGTAGCAGCAACCATCTCCCTTTCAGTTGCTTGCTTTTCTACGTCAGGGTTTACTGACTTAGGGGCGTCGACGATTTCAGGTTTTGCCGAAGTTGTGTTGATGATTGCTTTAATAGATTCGATGTAGCGAGAGTCAATCTCATAGTCGCCAGGCGGAAGTTGTTCCCCCTCACCCACTCGAATGATTGAAGCGCCACGTCTAATGTTCCCCTGGAAGGTGCCTTTAGCTTTGTAGACGTTTTTGTCGTTCGGCTTGCGGAATTCGAACATCGCAGCGCCGCCCATTTTAATCCAGCGGCCGTACTTGTCGCGAAGCTGGAAACGCCAAAATCCGTCGTTACCGCCTTCATTAAAGGCCAACTGAGCTTCGTAGAACATGTACTAATTATACCCTTAGCTAGTACGTAGAATTTCCACCTTAGCGATAGAATACCAAGGAAACGCAGTAGTTACGCCCTCGTCGTCTCTAAGCACCACATAGTGCTCACCCTCAAAAGAAACTACTCCCTCATAGAAGCCAGAATGCATTACAGACACCCTAACCCTCTTCGTTGTCAATGCTCCCATCAGAGCCTCCTAATCCATCAATACCGGCGTCGACGATATTCTTCACCGTTGTAGCGTACCATTTCCCCCCGTTTTGGGACAATATCCCGTCTTCATTAAGCCCTTTGGCTATCTGACGATAACTATATCCACGAACTCTTTCAGCATAGATGCGTGCTTTTATTTCTAGTGAAGTCTTGTTTCTCGGTCCCATGTCTACACCCCAGACCACCCCGCGCTCCCTGCGGTCCTTGTGCACATCTTTCTGGCGCGAAGCAATGATGCCACGCTCCATCTCCGCGAGCGCGGACATGATAGTAACCACGAAGCGTCCTTGATACGAAGACGTGTCCAAGTTCAGGTCCAGCATGATTAGTCGCCAGTCTTTCTGGCGGGCACGGTCCACGATTGATAGAAAGTCCGTTGTACTACGGGCAAGGCGGTCAATTCGGGTAACAAACAGCGCCGCTGCCTCTCCAGCATCCAAGCGTCTAAGGCTCTCGGTCAGGGCAGGTCTACCAGTAATGTTCTTACCAGAGCGCCCCTCCTCGCGCACCAACTCCCACTTAGTGAAGCCATGGAACTCGGCAGCAGTAACTAACTGCCTTTCTTGCACATCCAGCGATACGCCGTCATTTACCTGCAGCTGCGTTGACACGCGCACATACAATAGCGCCAACCCAGGGTCTTCGATGTCTTCCATTAGTTGAAGCTCATTCCCTTGCTGTGCTTAGGCATGTTGTCTTTGCCACACTTCGAGCAGGTTAGTAGGACTATTCCCGTTACAGGGCAGGCTTCACCAGCGACTACCTTGTGCCCACGAACGAAGCACCAAGCTCCACGCAACCAGTTCTTCACTTTGCGTCGTAACTGACTTTTAGCCACTGGCTTACAAAATCGGCCAGTTGAGTGATAGGTAGTTCCTTAAGGGCGTCGACGACTTCGGGTGCGACGGACTGATATAGCAACTCCGAGATTCCCATGAACTGCACCGCCACGTCTTTCTCAGCGATTAGGGGCAGG